CCAGGGTGTGGTGCAGCGCCGTGGTGGCGTTGTCCGTGTCCGCACTCTCGTGCGTGTTCGCCTGGGCGAGCTTGCTGCCGTCAGTGGTCCCGGTGTGCCCGTGGGCGAGCAGAGCGAAGGTGCCCTTGATCACGCTCCACAGCACCTTCTTCAGGCCGTAGGCCGCGGCAGAGTCCGCGACCGGGATCTCGTCATTGTCGGCCAGCGGAGACTTGGCCTGCGCAGCGTGAGTGGCCGCTGCCACGTCGGTGGATCCGCCCCCGCCGCCCCCGGCGAACTGCGCCTGCAGATTGGCCCCGGTGATGAACCGCCGTACCCAGCCATCAGCCTGTACCCACAGCGAGAGTCGGTCCTGGTCAGCGATTGTCGAGACGCCGGTATCCGGCACTTCCGCATTCGGCTCGTAGGTCGCAGTCTCGAGTTCCGCCAGATCGGCGGAGCTCGCAAACAGCAGGCTGACAATCGTCGCATTCGCGCCCTGGTACTCCGGCGTGAAGCCCTGCAGCCGCCAGGGCTCATGCAGCCAGGTGGGCGACTGGCCCGCGGCGCGCACCGTCTGGTAGGCCTGCCAGACCAGGTCCTCGGCCGCCTCGGCCGAGCGCTTGCGGTCGGCTACTGCCGCCGCCGCGCAGATCACATGCAGATACAGCCGATGGTGGTCGAAGCTGTCCGGCGCCTCCGCATCCCGCTCCGTCCGCACCACCCGCACATAGATCCCGGCGCCCTTCGCCGAGATCCGCGACCGCATCTGCCCGAAGTCTTCATCCTTCCAGTCCTCGCCGTCGTAGACATCGACCCACTTGGCCGCCGTCACGCCGGCCACCAGGTGCGTCTGCATCGTCTCGCGGATGGTCTGGAAAGGGTTGCTCATGCCGTTCGCCCCTCGGCCACATAGCGGCTGAAGAGGTCAGCCACAAAGCGCATCGTTCCCGGGTGTAGTTCGCCCGCCGCATTGACTGGCAGGAAGGGCCGCGCCGGGATCGTCACCTCGTGCTTCGAGATCCAGCGGCCCTCGATCCGGAAGCGCAGCACCGACTTGCGTACCGGCCGGATCGTCGCCCCGAACTGGTGCACCGCCGCATAGAGCACGTCCGTACCCACCTTCGCGAAGTCCGAGCCGCTCTCCCCATGGAGGCTGTTGCGCAGCATCGCCGTCTGCACCAGCGTCTGCCCGCCGCGGCGCGAACGCCGCCACGCCTGCGGGTACCAGCCGCCCTGCTGGAAGTTCCGCATCGTGTCCGAGCGCAGCCGCTGCGCCGCCACCCCGAACGCCGGCGCCAGAGTCCGCGCCCGGCTCAGGGCCTGTCGCAGCAGCGCCTGCACCTCACTGTCGTTGACCGTCACCTGGACCATCAGGCAATCGCTCCGCTGGCCGAGGGGGCGCGCCCCCTCGGACTCCCCGACTTGCGGTCAACGGCAGGCACGCCGGAACTCGCCGGCAGAGCCGCCATCGCCGTCATACCGCCGTTGCCCGCGGTGGGCCTGTTGGGAAACGGGTCCTGCTGCGCAGCACCGGCAACGGGAGCGGTGGCGGTACGCAGGTACTCCGGCGTTCCTGCCACCGCGACCCTTCCCGTGGGGGTCCGGGGGAGCGAGCTTCCCCGGCCGCCGGAGGCATCTCGTCTGTCTGTGCTGTTCATAGTCTGTCCAACTGGCTCATCGAGTGCCGGGCCTCATCCGCCGCGTACTCCACGGCGCCGGCGCCGGGCACCTGAACCGTGCCCTCGGCGGCCAGCAGCTTCGCTCCGGTGCCCTTCGCCCACTCCACCGCCAGCTTGTAGTCATCCTTCACCGACTCCGGGATCTTGTAGTCGCCATTCGCCGCCCGGCGGAAGTGGAACGCGTACACCACGAACTTCAGCGCCTGCGGTTTCGCCAGTGCCAGGTTCGCCACCGTGGCAAACGTCCCGGTCAGCCACGAGGCAAACTCCTGGATGGCCTGGTCGCAGACCGCCTGCTTCTCCTCCGTTGTCAGCGCCACGCCCGTCGTCGGGTCCAGCGCCAGACTGTCGAAGGTCGTCGCCTCGATCAGCGACTTGCGGATATCCAGTTCGGTGATGCTGTAGGCGTTGCTCATATCTGCTCTCGATCCGTCCGATCCGTCCGGTGCTGCGCACGGCTGGTACTTCCCGGTACCCATACCCGCCGTCTGCAAGACCCTGGGGAGTTGCCCCGGCCGCCAACGTATCCGGCGGCCGGGGCGGGTCCCTGGTAGCGCGGGCTACTGCCCGCTTAGGCTCAGATGGTGGATACGGTGTGCATCACGATCGCCGTGGTGCTGATGCACTTCATCTCCTCGTAGTACGCGAGGCCGACGTTGTACACGTTCAGCCCGGCGTGGGTGATGTTGCGGTAGGCGTAGAGGTACTGACCGTTCAGGCGCATGGCGAACGTCTTCGCCCAGCCCGGATCTTCCTCGCCGAAGCCTTCCGGAGGCTGGATGAAGAAGTAGACCGTCGTGCCGCCGAGGATCGTCGCCTTCGTCGCCGTCTTCCCCTGCTTCGAGCTGATCGCCTGCACGTAGGAGATCATCAGGTTCTTCTCGGGGATGTCGAGCAGAGCGCAGATCATCGCCTTCGTGACGGCCTGGCGGGCATAGGCGGCACCGCCGGTGAGGTACGGGTGCTGGATCAGGTTCAGCCACGCCGTCGAGCCCATCAGCACGCGCACCCACGACGGATCGCAGTTGTTCGCTGCGGCCAGGTCGACGATGTGAGTCTGCAGCTCCTTGATCGGGTCATTGTCCGCGCTGAAGTCCAGCGTGCCGCTGCCGCCGTTGGCGGTGGCCAGCGCCAGGATCCGCTGCAGCCGACCGCGGCCGATGGCGCCATTGAGGCGCCGCACCCGGCGCTCCTCGCCCATCGCCGTGCTCATGCCCGGCGTCGCCGCATCCAGAAGCTGGTCGGTGTGCGGGTACGGCAGCTCCGCCCCGCGGAACTGCAGCCGGCCGACCGTCTTGCTCTTGGCGTCGAGCTGGATCACCTGCGGCAGACCGTTGTAGCCCACCACATCCTCGCCCACCACCAGGAGCTGGTTCGCATCCGGCTCGCTCTCGAACTCGAACTGCAGCCCCGCGTCGACCCGCGGGCTGAGGAAGTCCGCCACCGCCTCGATGACGCCCATCGGCAGCCCGGCGCGGAACGTGGTCAGGTGCTGCACCGCCGCCCCGGCCAGCACTGCGCTGGCGTTGGGGAAGACGATCTGCTGCCGGTCACCGGCGGGTTCCAGCGGCTGCCCCTGGGCATTCAGCAGCACCACACTGGCCGGATCGGCCGCAGGCTTCACGGCCCCGGCCGGCGCGTCGCCGGCCACAGCCCCCGCGGGGGCCTTCGGCTCTTCATTGTCGAACACTCTGTACTGGGTCTTCATCGTTCTCGCTCGTCTCCTATCTTTCTGATCCGTCCGATCCGTCCGCTCCGTCCGATCTCCTGCCGCAGGCCTTACGCCGTCTGGATGTAGTAGATGGTGATGGTGGCGGCGCCGGCGCCGTTGGTCTTGATGCTGGTGAAGTCGGCCCCACCCGTGATGGTGATGCGCAGCGTCACCGCGGCGGGCGTGTAGCCCGTCGCCGCCAGCGCACTGGAGCCCACGGTACCGGCGGCGAAGACGCTCTGGGCGGTATCCGCACTGAACGCCGCCAGCGTCCCGCTCTTGCCCACCTGGATCACCGCCGTCGTGTCGCCGGCAAAGCCGGCGGTAACCTCGACCTTCCAGCCCAGCACGAGCGCCTGCGCCGGGATTTGGCCCGTCATGTCGAGGTAGCCGGTGGTGTTGGTGTTGTCGGTGAAGCTCGCCACCGCGATCGACTGCGAGAGAGTCTTTACCCCCTGCAGGGCGCCCACCAGGTAGGGCTGGCAGTCCGCGACGGCGATCTCCTGGTCGTCGGCGCCGTCCTCGAGGGCCATGCCGACGCAGTAAAACGCGCCCGCGGTCGTCGGGACCTTGCGCGCGTCGCCGCTCGAATCGATGGCCGGGCACAGGAGGTCGCCCTTGCTGCAGGTGCCGCTCATCTTCATGACCTTGATCTCGCCCCGGCCCAGGAGCGCGCCCTGCACCAGGTCCTCGGCGGCCTCGCAGCCGTCGACCAGCACCGCATCGGGCCTGTCGGTCACCGCGGCGGGCGTCTTCCAGTGGTCGGCGTCGGATCCCAGGCACACGAGCTTGAAGCGGCCATAGGCCGCGTCAACCTTGCGCGAGATCATTCCGCCCTGACTCACCAATGCTCTGCTGCTGCTCACTTCGTCGTCTCCTTGCTGTTCGTGAACGTCTCCAACGTGCCTGAGTGGTACATCGCCCAGGCTTCGCGGTTCGCCGCGGACGGGTCCAGGCCGCGCTCATTCTGCAGCCGCTTCCCGGCCGCGATGATGCGTTCCAGATCCTGCCCTGCAGGCGGTGCGACCCTGCCGGTCGCCGGCGCCGTGTTGCTCAGCACCGCGCCCGCGAGCGGGTCAGCAGGGGTGCTGCGCACGGCTGATCGACGGGGGACTGCCACCGCCGCGTTATCCCACGCGGCGAGCGCCACATCCCGCCCCGCAGCGCAGATCGCCAGCGCCGCGACGCGCTTGGCCGGATCCACCCGGCCCCGCGCTATGTACAGGTCGACCACCGCGGAGTTGGCAAACTCCCGCTCCGCCGCCAGCGCCGCACGTGCATCCCCGAGTTCCCGCTCCAGACGCAACGCCCTGTCCGCCAGCCTGTCGACCGCATTCCCGATCAGCGCGAAGTTGGCCTTCGCGGCATCGTCCATTGGCACCACAGCTATCGGCGGAGGCGGAGTCTGCACCGCGACGCTTCCGGCGATGCGCCGGATCAGCGTCAACGTTGCTTCCAGCGCATCCCGCGCCTTCCAGAGCTCGTTGAGCTTCTCCTGGACGATCGTGGCCGCCACCTCGCCGGTAGGGGCATCGCGCACCACGGCCTGCAACTTCGCAACGAACTCATCCCACCAGGGCCCCCCATTGGCGAGGATGGCTCCCACCTCCTGCTGCGCAGCACCGGCCGCCGGCGTAGCGGCGACGGGCGAGTCTCCGAGCCCGTCTGCCGGTGCGACGATACCCGTGGGGTCCGGGGAGCCCGCGGCTCCCCGGCCGCCGGAGGCATTCCCCTCCTGCCCTTCCGTGTTCACCCACGGGCGCGTCGCCTGGATGTTGGGGACATTGGTCAGGCCGATGTGGACGATGTTGACCGGGTGCCACTTGCCGTCGTTACGGCGTTCGCAGGTCCAGGAGGGGGTGACGCGCTTGAAGGCCTTGTTGACGACGATCTGCAGATGCCCTTCCGGGGACCACTCCGGCTGACACTGGAGTTCGTTGGCGAGCACCCGGAAGCCCTTCACCCAGGCCAGCGCCGGGCCGTCCTTGGGGTGGGCCGGGTTCGCGTAGACCGGGACCCCGGTCCAGGCCTCGCCCTGCCCATTGGCCCAGGCGACCAAGCCCGCGGCATCGTCAGCCGAGAGGCACTGTAGTCCCCACGGGTGGGGGTGATCGCCGAACGGCGCCACCGGGTACCATCCATCTCCGCCCGCGGATTCGAGGTTGCTCAGTACCGCAGCCTCAAAGTGCTGCGCACGGCTGGGACTGGCGGCCGGGTCCTGCGGACGGCTGGTATCGGTGGCCGTCTCATTGGCGAACACCAGGTACCGTCTCGCGGTTTGCGGGCCCGCCGGCCCTTGCGTCCTGCAGGTCCTCTTCGTCCCTTGTCCAAGGCCCCACACGCCGGCCGCCATACCAGCCGCCTGGAAAGCCCACACCATCGCCGCCAGCCACGCCAGCAGCACCAGCACTCCGATTACCGTCGCCATCGTCATCGAGATCATCGTCGCCTTCTCCTATCCTGACCGTGCTATAGTCAACTCCGCAGCAGCCGGCTGACCAGGAGGCCGGCAATGACCAAACCCGCATCGAAGAGGAGCCTCCAGTGGAGTTCGCAACCGTCTTCCACAACCTCGGTCTGTTCACTCTTGGCGTGCTCCTGGACCAGCTCTTCTGGCGCCACCGCTACGGCGTCCAACGTGCCGACTCGGCGGCCGACGGCCGCGCCGCCCTGCTCCGCAGCGAGTCCGAGCCCCTGCTTGCCGCCCTGGCCGCTCTGATCGGCGAGTTGGAGCAGCTCGAGAGCGGGGCGCGTGCCTTCCGCTTTCTCATCGCTGCCTCCGACGCTCTGCACCAGGGCGCTGCGCGTCTCGCACCGCATCTCCCGGACGATCACCGTGCTTCCCTGCTCGCCGCCATGCACGAGTTGTGCGAGGGCGAGCAGTGCCACGCCGACCGCGATACGGCCCTGGCGCAGGCCCGCAGTCTGCAGAGGATGGTTCTCGGTCTTCATTCTTGACTTCACTCCTGCCGAGTGGTAGTGTTATTCCTGACGCCGGAGGGATGCCGCGAGGCACCCTTAGCAGCCTCGAAGGTGTTTCCGGTCATGCCGGATCTACACGCGAGACCCCTGGGTTTGCGTCCAGGCCGGCGTTTTGCCTTTTCATCGTCATCTGCGCGTCCGTCAGGACCATCGCTGATTTCACCCGGTACTTCCCGCCGCGCTTCACGATCTCCAGAGCGGCCGCCTTATGCCCCCCGTTACTGCGCACCAGCAGACGGTGATCCGGCTCATTTCCAGGGAGGACCTCTGTCGGGTTATCAAGCACATGCTCGACATGTGATCGCGCTTCCTCGGGAGTCTTGAAATACTCAGGGTGCTTCTTCTGCAGGTGGCTGTAGTCCGCAAAGACATTCCCTGGCTCGATTCCGAGCCGAGTGAACACGCCCGCTCGCACCGGGACGCGCGTCTCACGCAACGGCTTACCACCCCCCGCCCCATCCCCGCTCGCAAACAGCCCCGCCTCGTCGTGGTTCGGGTTGGCATTCCGCATCTCCGCCGCGGCCCCGTCCGCCAGGTCTGCAAGACCCACCTTGCCGATGTTGCCCTGGAAGCCCTGCTGCGGCATGAACTCGGCGCCCGTCTCCGGATCCCTCGGCCAACGCTCCATGATCCGGTAGCCCTGATCGAGGGCATCCTCGGCGGTCATCGCCATCACCGTCGTGCGGCAGTTGTAGTGGTTGGGTGGGTAGAGGCTGTCCCAGATCGGGTTGTCGTAGCGGTAGGCGAGGCCGTAGAGGGGCCGGCAGATATCGCTCGTGGCCTCGTCGTTGACGACGACGAAGGCCCAGATCGGCAGCATCTCCACGACCAGCGGCGCCGTCATCTGCTGATAGTGACCCCACTGGTAGGCGCTCTGGATGTTGGTGCGCACCACGATCTCGGCGTGCCTGGCATTGAGCTCGAAGCGCTCCCGCAGGATCGTCGAGAGCTCGGAAACCGTCGCCTCGCCGCGAATGCCGCGCTCCAATTCATCCTTGATGAGCGAGAGCGCACTGCGCTCGGTGATCCCGGCCACCTTGAAGCCCAGCGCCCGCGCCTGCAGCCAGGTCGCATCCAGCGCCTCCAGATCGGCATAGTCCGCCACCAGCCGCTTGGCCTGCCAGAACGCCCGCGCCTCGGCAAACGGCAGCGGCTCATAGGTTGCAGCGGCGTTGGCCATGCTCGGGAGATCGGTCAGATCCGTCCGATCTCCGGCGCCGATGACGGCACCGGGGATCTCCGGACGGTCCGGCTCCAGGCCCATCATCGCCGCCGCAAACACCGCCTCAGCAACCCGTTCCGCCAGCGCCTGCCGGGCCTCCGGAGAGCCCGCAAAGCCAGTGACCAGATCCTCGGCGCGCGCCAGATTCGTGACCCCGGCAATGCTCTCCAGGAGCGGCTGCAGCAGCCCTGCATAGGCCGCGCCGACCGGCTGCAGCGCCGCTGCAACCAGTCCGTCAACGTCCTGCTGGCGGGCCGTTGCCTGCCTTCCGGCGGCATTCCCCATCTCCCGTGGCGTACTCGCCCCTGCCCGCAGTGCCTGCGCCGGCACCGCAGGCACAGGCGCTGCAGGCGGGCGGCCCACGGGCGCAGCGGCGGCGCGACGGTACTCCGCCGTGCCCGCCGGTGCGCCCATGTTCGGGGTGCCCGAGGGGGTGCGCCCCATCGGCGGGGGCTCCGGGGGCTGGCCCCCGTCTGCGCCCATTCCGAACGGACTCGCGGGCGCCGCGGGCGCCTTCAGCAGCTCCTCATCGCCCTGGGGCTCCGGGAGGCTGAAGCGTTCGCGGAAGAAGCTCACGCTGATCGGGACGCCCAGCTTCACGCCGCGCTCGATGCGGTCCAGGTCCGCCGTATCGTCTGCGGCCGCCTGGAGCTGCACCTGGATCCCGGCGAGCGGTTCGGCCACATCCATCCCGAGCCGCAGCGCCTCCGCATCGAGCTGCGTGCGCAGCACATCGGTGAGCCAGACGCAGTCGGCAGCGATCAGCTCATCGGTATCATCCGCCTGCGCGCCCCCGGCGAGGGAGCCCGTATCCTTCACCGCCGTCGTGCCCAGGTGCGAGTGCAGCCACAGCGTCGTCATCTCCCGGTTGCAGTACTCGATCCAGGGCATATGCAGCGTCGAGGTTTCCAGCTTCGCCTGGATCTGCTCGATGGTCGCATCCCCGCCCAGGACACCCGTCCAGCCGCCGATCAGCGCCTGCAGCGCCGCCATCAACTGATCCCAGCCCGCGCTGCCGCGCTCCGCCGTCGTCTTCCCGTAAACCAGCGGCCGGCCCCACTTCTCGAGCGTGTTGACGAGCTGGCGCACCGGCAGCCGCTTCCAGAGCGCTGTAATGCAGGCAGCCTCCATCACCCCGCGACCGGCATTCGCCACCAGCCACTGCGACGGGTCCAGCGGCACGCCCTGGATGGCGCCCGTCAGGCAGACCTCAAGCACACCCTTTTCGCGTCGGAAGAACCACATCGGCACGTGCTTGAGCGTGATGCTCAGCGCCTCGCCCTCGCCCGCATAGCTGCGTGCCAGAATGCTGTACTGCTTGCCGCAGGCGTCGGCGATGAACTCCACCGTCTTCGCGAATCCGCCGCGGTCCGAGCTGTCGATGGCCGACTCCGCCCGCAGCCGCCGGTAGAAGCCGCGCAGGAACTCCGCCTGCGCCTCAGCCTCGGAAGAGTCATCGAAGGCGACCACCTCCCAATCCCGCGCCGCCCCGGCGATCTTGTGCAGACGCTTCGAGCGGCCGACCGCGCACGAGCCATCGCGCCGCTCCAGGACCTCCCAGGTGCGCGCGATATCCGCAAAGCGCCCGGCATAGAAGTCATCGAGCTGCCCCGCAAGAGACTCCGGCGTCAGCCCCGTCGGCGCCCGCGCCGTGGTCCAGTCCGCATCCATCTGCGACATCGGGAGAGCTGGATCCTGGTGCTGCGCGCGGCTGGTATCGTTGG